ATGCCAGTAGTTGTCTCATAGACATCGCTACCACTGGTCATAAGAGTTGGGCGCTTTGAGTAGAACACATGAACTGTTTGCCCAGGCACAATGCCTGCGTAAACGCTAATGCTACGAGCAGATGAGAAAGCATCTGTGTCTGCTGAGCGGTCTAGGTTATAGGAACGCACTGGCATCCACTCTTTTGTTGGTCCTACTGTTGAGTAGGTAACGCTAAGTGCGTTCTGGAAATCGCTAGGCAACTGGTATGTGGTACGGGCAGCAATGAATGTAAAGTCAAAACTACCTGTAGCAAATACCATTGGGTACATTGCATCAATAGTATTGTTGATAGCCTTCTTAATTTCATTGCGTGGGAACAACGGAGATGCTGTTAACTTTGCGTTTTGAGCATGAGTTGCGGCATCAGTGCCACGTTGCCCACGACCCCATGGAGCAAGAGTTAAAGTGTTAGCCACATTATCTGTGTTATTAACGAATACAATTTCATCGTCAATCTGTACATAACCACGACCAATACCTGAGGCATCATAAACGCTTAGAGTTGTTGTTGTACTGGTAGCACTAGTAGTAAGCCAAGTGCTTGGCTCAGTATTTTCTGTGTAGCCATGCAGCACCGCTTCAACGCGGTCTGCTAGGTCATCAAAAGTTGAACTCATAGGTTAATGCTCCTTAGGGCTTCTACACCTGATAATCCAGTAGTTCCTGCTAACTCATTACAAATGGCGTTGTAGTCTTTGTAGTCAGTAGGTTGACGAGATGAACTTGCTTTGTAATTAAGAGCAGCAATAAGACCTAAACCAGTTGTGCCAGCCCAAGCATTAGCAGCACCTTGTTCAACTTTGTATGCTGTCATTGCTGGGTAGGTTCCACCGTTTGCTAGACGATTGAGTTCGTCTGCTAATGAACTTCCTGCTGTTCCTGTTGCCATTACTTAGCCTTTCTCCGTGCTGCTGCGTTATCCACAAGATTTGGATATGGTCTGCCAGCCTTCTTTGCAGAAGCCTTAGCCTTAGCCTTTTGTGCTGATGTCAACGGGGTTGACTTCTTCTTAGGGTTTGGCTTATCCCAAAATGCTTTCTTCTTCACCACTTCACCTTGTCTGCCCAGTACGCAGCAGACATTTTGCCTTTGGCAATGTTCTTAGCGTGACGGGCTTTGAATGATGCTTGACGGGCTGTTGGCTTTCTATCGCCAGTTACCCCTTGTTGACCAAAACGAATGGTCTTAACTTGGCTGCCATCTTTGGCAACTACAACATGTGACTTAGTTGGGTGAGAAGGAGTGCGCTTAGGCTTGTTAAAGCCTGACACTCCTGCTCTTGCCAACCGTGAATCTTTTTTACTTGGCACGCTTCTTAGCCTTACCAGCCTGAGACAAAGCAATAGCAATTGCTTGCTTACGGTTCTTAACTATTGGTGCCTTCTTTGGACCCTTTGGGTCTTTGCCAGCGTTTAAGGTTCCGCGTTTAAACTCACCCATTACCTTGGCAACTTTATCTTTCTTAGGAGTACTTTTCTTCATTGTCATCTTCCTTCTCTGCCATAGGTCCAACTTCACCAATACGAACAATCTTCATGTTGTTATATTGAGCAATGTTTGCCTCTGTTGGAGCGGCGTTAATTGCGCGACCGCCTACACCGTAAGGTGTTACTGAGCCGTAGCATCCACATTTAATACACATAATTAGTCCTCATCTTCATCTTCGTAGGGGTCGAACATTGGTACATCGTTTGGGTTAACTGGCTTAGGAAGAATCCAGTCTGGGTATGAATCTTTATCCATGATGAGTGTTAGGCACACGCCTTCTGGAAAGCCTGCCTTCTTCAATGCCTTGTAGTACTCGTTTAAAGCAATGGCATAAGTTTCAAGGGCTGAGTACTCGCCACCCTCAATGGTCAGTTTGGTTCTAGTTACCCGTGTAGGTTTCTTTTTCGCAGCCATTACCCCTCCTATTTGAATGTTCCCGTATTACCGTCAAAGGCTTTACCAACCTTGTCAGAAATTCTTACTGCTTCTTGAATCTTTGCCATGCTTGTTCCCATTGGTTGAATACCTTGAGAGCGAGCATCTTTATAGGCTTTGAGTTCTGCATCCCATTTACTTGTAGACATTTCTACTTTAGTATTGGCATCACCAACACCTAGTTCGAGTGTCATGACTTTGCAGCCAAAGCAACCCTCAACATATTCAGGATGTGTTTGTCTTTGATGTAAACTCATTAGATAGCCTCTATGTAAGCGCCGTATCCTTGAGCAGTTAAGGCATCGGCGGTTGCTTGTTCAATAACAGTGACAGTTCCACCCATGTACACTTCTTGTGCTGCAAGAGTTTCTGTCTGACTTGGGTATCGGTAAGAGGAATAGATACCATTTGTTCGCATCACAGTAATACCTCGTGTGATGGAGTAACGCTCAAACAATGGACCATCACCTGCTGGAGTTTCCTCAACAGTGGGTGTCGTAAATTTATACTGGGTCATTGTTTTCCTTACTAATAAGTAGAGGGGCAGGGCTTTCGCCCCACCCCTCCCGCACGATTAAAGTGCAGCGATTGATGAGCCTGATTCAATGCGGTATAGCGCAGCCTCACGGTAGCGGGAGAAACCAAGTACTCCGTACCATCCGATTGGGCGGAAACGCATCAAGCGGTCAGTCACATTACCAATAACAACGCCTGGCTCTTGAGCCACAGCCTCAGCCAATGCCTGCTTACCGCAGAGGATTGTTGAGAATACTTCTGTTACTGGTGTAACGGTTACAACAGTTGATACTGTTACAGCAGCAGTGTTTGCTGTGTCAACAGTAATTGTTGTTGTTGAACCTGATGTTGTGATTGCAGTAATCTTGGCACCTGTAGCGATACCTGTTCCTGAAATCTTGTCGCCTGCTTCTGCACGAGAAGCGATAACTGATGTTGAAGCAACGCCGAATGTGAATCCAGCAGATGTTCCAGCAACTGTTACTGCGGTTGTAGCAAGAGCGGTTTGGTCAGCACCTGACTTAGCAGAGTACATGCGTGGGTTTTCTACATAGAAAGCACCTTCGTATGTACCAATTGTGCCAGCCCAGATATTACCCTGTGCCATTTCAGTTGTGTGATGGACATCGCGCCATCCGATGTTACCTGTCTCAGCACGAAGGTCGTGTGAAACTTCTGGGTGAATACCAGCCCAGTATAGGCTTCCCTGACGAGGAACAGCCTTTCCTGTACGCAACTTAGCAACAGCCTTGCGTAGGTTAGCAGATGAGATTGTATCTGCTGCATCAATTGTTGCTGTTGAAGTAGCGTTACCTGAGTAGATAACATTTGAACCTTGGCGGAGTGGTGTCTGAGCAATGATGTCCAGAGAATCTGCCATGTTGTATGCGATGATGTCAGCAATTGCTGGGTCAACATCTGAGAGTGAGAACAACTCTAACTTGCGAGTTGTAAGTGATGAGTTTCCTTGCTCATTTAGAGTTACAGAAACTGTTGAGACATCTGGTAGTGCTACTGCATCTACGTCTGATGTTTCTGATAGAGCAGATGTTGCCGCTGCCAAGTCATTGTAAAGTGAGAATACAACGCTTGAACCTGGCATCGCCTGCTGCACTGGGCGCTTGTCAGCCACTGCACGAATCATTGGCTGGGCACGAAGTGCGAATTCTACATAACGGTCATACGCTGTTTTGACGAGTCCCGCCATCGAGGTAGTGTCGTTATATGCCATGTGTTCACCTCCTGGTGATTGGTTGATGTTTTGGGTTAGTTAAATCCAAGGAGTGCATCTAGGTCCTCTTTGCTCTTTACACCTGTCACCTTGGCGAACATGTCCTCGTCAATATCTGGCATTGAGCCAGTGGCGATTACATTGTTCATACGGTTTTGTGCTGAGACATCAGGACCTTTTTGTGTTGGCGTATCATTTGTTTGAGCGGGCTGTACACCAAAGACATCACCATATTCATTTACCCAAGCAGCAATAGCCTCCTCAGAGGTTTCTATATCTTGTGGTATGAAGGCGGAAATCTTTGGGTTTAATCCCTTAGCCTGTAATACATCCTTGACAGTGCGTTGACGAGTCTGTGTCTTAAGACCGCTCAACTCCTGTTCTAGTTCTTTTGCACGCTTTTCGAGCGCACGATTTACCTTACGGAGTTGAGACACCACATCTGTTGATGTGTCTATGTCATCTTCGTCATCGAACTGGTAATTTGTAGGCATCAGCCTATCTCCCTTGTTAGTAGTTGTATTCGCAATCCACAATAAGGTTCGGGGAAACCAAATTGGCTACTGCTCCTAGACTTGTACGCCCCCGTGGGCTAGTCGGTCACGGTGGGGATTCTTTTATATTTCTGCTGTTGAGCGAAGTGATGAGCCTGTGATACCACTGCTACCACCAAAGCGTGCGCCTTCGCGTTTTGCTCTTTGTTGAGATGCAAGCAACGCTTCTGGGCTGCCTTCAATAACAGCCTTAAGCGCTTCTTGCTCATCGTAAACTTCACCTTCGATACCTGTTAAACGTGATTGAGTCTGGCGTAGTTGCGCTGCCTGACCAAGTGCTTGTTCCATTTGAAGTGAAGAAAGTTTTGAGTAGGCTTCTGTTCCAGCAATTTGTTCTGCTTGTGCGGAAGTCATGCCTTCTAACTTGAAGCCCTTGTCACGACCAAAGCCAACAAACTGTGCCGCTTTAGCCTGCTTTTGAATCAAAGGCAAAGCCTTATCAGCATCAAGAACAAAGGCAGTAATACCGCCTTCTCCTACGTTATACAATTCTTGTAGTTGTGTTCTTGCTGCTGGGTTCATGGAGCGAGCCAAGTCTTGACCAACCTGCAAACGTTCTTGGTATTCTTTTGGCGAAACTAAATTGCCAATAAGTTTTCCAAAATCATCAGCGCTGTCGTAGAATCCTATTGGCAAATCAAAGAAGCGTGCTGTTTGGATAAACGCTTTCTCATCATCAATGTATTCTTTTTCAGTAATCGTTTTATTTTTAGCACGAAGTGCTTTCATGCCTGGAAAACGCAACTGATATTCTGGTTGGTCATATAGTTCAAGAAGAAGCATTTCTTCTGAAACATCTTCCTGAATACGGCGGTTGATAAAACCAGCCAAAGTCTCAAGACCATAACCAGCAAACATTGAAGTAAGGCGGTCAGATGCTTTTACCTTTACCGCAAGTTTCTTAGCATCTTCTGCTGCCTTTGCTTCGCGAGCGGCAGCCTCAGTCGCTGCTGTTTGCTTAGCCAATGCTTCTCTAATCGCACGGTCTAAATCTGTTTGTGTTAAACCGCCACCCTTACCAGCAGCCGCTGCAGCCGCAGCAGCAGCAGCAATCTCGGCATCTTCTTTTGCTTTTTTTATTGCCGCATCAGCCTTTGCTTGCTCGGCAGCAACAGCAGCAGCAACAGCAGCATCAAGTGCCTCTTGTGTTATGACTGGTGCAGCAGTAGTAGCGGCAGTAGCAGCAGTAGTAGCAGTTGGGGTTGGGGCTGTTTCCAAGCCACTTAGAATTCTATTAATCTCATTTACTGCTTTAGTTCCAGCAAGACTTGCTTCTGCTGTTTTTTTATCTTCAGCAGTTTTAGCAACTTCAGCAGCAGCGCTGGCTTGTAATGCTCTAGCAGCCTGAACGTCTGGGTCGGCTTCAATAATATCTCTGCGCTGTGGTTCAGTTAAAGCGAATCCTTTTTTTGCTTCATCTAATCTTGCTTTTGCTCTGTTGATTATTGTGCTAGATTCTTGATTACTAACAGCAGCATCGTATGCTCTTTGCGCTTTAATTAATTCATTTCTAATATCTTGAATAGCCATTAGATAGCCGCCATTCCGAACTTATTAAGCATACCTATGCCGTAGCCTTCATAAAGGCGGGTAGCATTTTCAGTGTACTGCCACTCATCTGTTTTCTTAATAAGTTTTTCTGCATCCCATGCTGGGCGAGCGACTATCTTTCCTGTTTTCTCATCAACCATAGTAAAGATTTTACCGTCTTTCCATAGAGGGTCATTCCAGTCAAGGTCATCTTCGCTTTTTTCAAGTAGGTTAGCCCACACCTTACGCTGTGATGAGGTTACATCCCAAAGGGTACGACCTACTGCAAAGTCATCAGCAAACATTGGATATAGCAAAGCCTGCTTGTCGCGTATTTCTTTTTTAATTTGCTCTGGTGTAGCACGAGTGCGAAGTCCACCTTCTGTTACCTCGCCAATAAGACGGCGTTGGTAATCCTTAATAGTATTCTCGCTAAGAGTAAAGCCCATAAGGTTTCCGTACTCAGCCAAATCCTGTACAGCGCTTTCATAAACGCCACCAGCAATTTTGCCAACAATATCCTTATTGCCAATGATTGTGTTTTCAATGTAATCTTCATCCCAAGCATTGAGATAAGATGTCTCAGCAAGAGACTCAAGATAGGCAGCAACGCTAGGGTCAGTAAGGTCTAAACCAATCTGAGTAGCAAGAGATGAAATAGTAACTTTGTATTGGCTAACTTTGTCTTGGTAAAACTTCTCACCAAACTTATAGCGACCAGCAATATTGGCAGCAACTGTTGGTCCTTTTTCAAGATACCAAGAACTGCTGGTAATCATATCTACAATGGCAGCCGCAGTACGATTAAAACTTCCATCTGGATTGCGTACCGAATCGTAGATATTCTTAAGTTCGGGAACATTCTTAAGAAGGCTGACAATCCAAGTTGTCATTGATGGAGATGATGTAGTTGATGTAGTTGATTCAGCAAATGGGTCGCCACCGCCGTCAATTAGATTTGTAGCCATCATCCTCTAATCCCCAACGCCTTCTCAAGTGCCGAACCAAATACATTGGCTGTCTGAAATTCTGCGTATAGTGGGTCTTGCTTCGCAAGTTTTATTGCCTCAGCAGTTGCTTCTGCCTCACCATAACCCTGTGTAACAACAGGGACCATCTTGCCTTTAATCTTCTTGTATTCAGTCTTAGTAGGGCTTGCTAGTTGCTTAGCCTTAACATCTTTAGCAAATGCTGCAGCCTGCTCATCGCCTATAATTGCGCCAGCCTCTTGTTCTCTTGCAGCCTTAAAGACAGACTTAACGTTCTCACCCTTAAGCAAGTTAACTGAGTATGAGGTTTCGTACTTATTGGCATCGCCACCACCCCATAGTCCG